ATGCACAGCTACATATTTATTTTGAAAGTTATATAAAGGATCAGTTGCAACAGTAGTATTAGTATCATAAACATCTACACCAGGTTGCGTATAAAATGTAAGTAGGGTTCTTAATGAAAACAACCGTAAGTGTTCCGGAAAATCATATAAAATAAATGTATTAATATATTCATTTAACTGGTCATAACTCAATTGAGACAAAGAAGGACTTCGTGTTATTCTGCGAACTTTTGTCTGAATAGCTTGTAAAGTAGAATTTGCCATTACTAAACTCCAATTATTTATGGATAAGGAAGCACATTTTGAACTGCTTCTGTTAACATTTCATTTACTTGCCCAATGGGAACAACTTGTGCTGGTGTACCAAAAGCTCCAGGTTGAAATGCAGGAACAACGAATGCATCAAAATTAGTTGTATTAATAGGAACGGTAAACTGTGTATCACTAATAACAGTAATAGTACCACTTAATCCATTCATTTGTACCATCCCAAATCCATTAGGCACATAAAAACGAACAATTAATCCTGTAACATATTGATTATCACCAGGATTAATTCCATCAAATGTTGTTGTTACCAATGCATTTACATCTTGTGTAATGGTGAGAATATTTCTCATAGAAGGCTGAAATGTTGGTAATTGAACTGCATAATAATTTGGTGTGTTAGCCATGTGCACCTCTAGGGAGAAACTGTTACTTCAGTCAAATTGCTAGGATACATATCAACATCATCATCCATATACTCTAATGAATGGAATGCATAACGATGAACTTTTTTAGCCATTTGTAGTGAATTTGTTTGTAATCTTCCATCAGCACTATGTCCTCCACGAATCCCTTGTTGTCCAAATTCACCTTGAAGATGCTGATACTCTTTATAAAAACAATTATTATTCAAATGACGGGCAACGCCACGTGGCAATGTATATCGTTCACCATCCCATAGTTCATATAGTGCATTATCATCACCAGGATAATATTTATAACTAAATACAACAGAACCTCTACCACCATTTGTTGCAGGATTCTCAAGATTTTTAAATATACCTGTTACCATCTCTGCATCACGATCACGCATCTTTTTAATTTGTTTTGATAGTTCATCACGTGTTATTTTTTTAGCATGTGCTTGTCCAGCTGTAGCCAATTTAATTTCTGGTTTATTCATAATTATATCCATTGTTATTATAAAATATGGAAAGAGCAGTTGTAGCACTCTTTCCATATTATTCATTTATGAGTTATCAACATCAAATGATTTACCAGCAAGCCAGTAAATAACATCATTGTTAACACCGCCAGGAGAATTCGCTCCTGCTACGAGTTTCATTCCAAAATATGCTTGGTTTTCTGTAGAATCACCAAGAATATTAGCACCCAATGAAATAGCTGATGCTGTATTTTCACCGATCGGAACAATCTGAGCTGGCGTAAATCCAGGCGAAGTTGTAAGAGGGAATGCAAATGCAGTAAAGCCAGTGGTGTCTATATTAACAGTAATGGTATTAGTGTCTCCATCATTGTCAGGAGCATTAATAGCAACAATAGTAGCCTGCAAACCATCTAATTCAGTCATACCAAATGCAGCAGCCGTTACGGTAGGAACAATAAATCTTACAACTTGCCCTACGGTATAACTATGAAATACAGATAAAGTCACTATAGCTTGAGTAGCTTGTGTGATCTTGGTTATATAACGGCTTGATGGATAGTAATAAGGATTATAAGGAATACGTCGGAATGTACCTGCTCCTGGATTAGCTGCAGCTATAGGAGCCATAAAAGCAAGTGTAAAGCTAACACCCGCATTTATCGCACCAATAGTGAAATCTAAACCTCCTAACTGGAGAGCTCCAACGGTAGAAAATATACGTACAATATCACCATCACTCAATGATGCAGTATTAGCAGTATTAACTACGGGAGGATTTCCTCCAGTAATACCAGTGAGTGCCAATGAAGGTCCTGGTAAGTTAACAGAAGAATCTACTAAATAAAATCCTGCATTAGCAGCAATTTGTGATACAGCAAGTGCATTGGTAGTAGCAGTTTTTGTGTAAATTGTACCCAGGCCTTGGGGCATGCCGAGTTGCCAATAAAATTCTGCACCTGTGCCGGCACCAGCTGCATATGACACGGTAATATTTTTAATCCACAAAAAATCAACACCAGAAGGAAGTTGTAATATAGTTGCAGTACCATTAGAAGTAAAAGAACCTTGATTTGTACCTGAAAAAACAACTGACATAGTATTCTCCTTATCTTAGCGTACAACGCATGTTGGTTATCCATAGATCATTAAGAATACGCGGTACTTCAGCAAATACATAACCAATGGTTACATTTTGGAAGAGCGGATCCGAGAATACTGGTGGTCTGTATAAGAAACGAGCAGAATAATTATCTTGTTCAACACAAGCTAATGCTTCCATCCCTTGTACAAATACATTGTAAACATCATTTCCTAAAGCAGATGCATTTGGGGAAACAGATGCTACTGAAGAAAGCATAAAACGAACGTTATTAACACTTCCCCACTCACTTCTCAGTACACGATTATCATTTGGATAGTTCCATTTAGAAATGAATCCATTAATATTATTCAAATCTTTTGATAATTGTGTGTGGCCTAATGCTAAATACGCATCACGTACAGGACCTGTACCGAATTTATCTTCACCACCGATAGTATCTAAAATCATCCATGCATCATTGGTTAATAATGTGGCAGTGACTTCATCAATATCAGACAGTGATAAATCTGTAGGAAGATCACCATTATTACCACCGGTACAGTTATAAATAGAAGCAGTAGAAGCTAACATATCACGCGTTAACTGATCTTCAGTCATACGAAGCGATAAGCCAAGCAATTCTGCAGTTTCATTAAGAACCATTTCTGTTACTTCTATGACCTATTTCTAGGCGGGGAAGCTCTTCGGCATTCCCTCACGAGGTTTCCTCTCGTGGTCAGACTGTCGCATCCTCTTATGAGGTTTTCTCACTCAGTCGTTCAGCCTGGACAAGTAGTTTTGCTTCGTGTATAATTAAATGGTAATACTGGTCTATTAAACCGAGGATACCATGAAAGAAAGACGAAAATACTACAAAAGATCTGCAAATTACGTTCCAACTATATATAAACCAACTGATTTGGCTTATATGGCTGGTATTGTGGATGGAGAAGGATGTTTTTACATTGGCCTTATACCTAAAAAAACGGGCGATGGCTATGTAAGTGAACATTTTCGTGGTCTTTTGAAAATCGATAATACAGATCATGTCCTTATAGATTGGCTTAATCAAGTGTTTAGTGGTACTAATTCCGCTGCAACTCGTACGACTTCTAGTAAATTGTTTACAAGAGAAGTCTATAGCTGGATTGCTACTGGAGATAGGCTTCTTGATCTGTGCGAACAAATTCTTCCATATTTGACCATCAAAAAACGACAATGTAAAATCATGATTAATTTTCGAAAAACTTACATAGAAAAACTGGGATCTAACAAAGTCTCGCAAGAGAACCTTGATATTCGACAATTTTGCTATGGAGAACTTCGTCAACTTAATTCTAGATTTCATCTTCATCCTATGCGTAATCCTTAATCTTTTATCCTTGGCCCTTGTTGCCGGTTAGCTAATAGCCACTACGGTTTTCAAGTCAATCAGAGAAAATTTAAAGACCCCATTCTGGATTTTATTACAAATAGGGTCTTGGTTTTGTAAAGTTACTTGCTGATTAATTGCTACATATAATCCATAAAATGACATAGTAGCATCGATATCAACACGATTTAATGGAGTCGCTGGAGGAGTTGCGCCACTTGGTCCCAATGGAACAGGAGAGGTAGGCAATCTATCAAAGCGTCCCATACGAAATGTTCTTCCTCCTTTAGCAGGCAAGCGTTTGGAGAGTGCACCTAATTTCATAATTAGATTCGGTGTTCTTACCGATAATAGCACATCATCAAACGTTTGTTGTACAGGTGCCGGAAGAGTTGTAGGTGTAGTTATCATACACAAACTCCTAAAATACAAACGTAAACATATTTGGTTTTTACTATAGAACGAATTGAAGTGGCGAACTTCATTACGCCGATGGTTGACGAGACCTTTACGTCATGGGTGACGAATCCACTTACGTCTGTAATTAGCGAGATTACATTACGCTTGGTGACAGTATAATAAAAGTTGAGATTAAAATACAAGAACTATAAAGAAAATATCATGCCCCTGCATATTTGAAATACCATAATCAAACATACAAGGACATGTTCAAATAGTAGTAGATCCAAGTCAAAGGAAAAACGAGGATCATACACAACAACATACGATATTATAAGAGGTGAAACAATGATAATTATTGCTTAGAGCGTTTAGCTTCATCAACTTGTCGACGAAGTTGATCTTTTCTTTCTTCACTTAAAATACGTCGATCATAATCTCCAATACGTGTAAGAGGAGTATCACCAGACTGAGGAGCAGCATTAGCTGCAGAGCGAGGCTTCATTTTATTTTCTTCTACTTTTTTATCAAGTTCATGATACTGATCGGAAACTATACCACTGTGTTTAATTAACTCATATGCAGCATAACCTTTATCATACACATCAGGACTTGCTAAAATAGTTCTATATAATGCAGGTTTTTGGGCTGCTAGTTTTTCTAAATTTTCTTTAGTTACAATAGAATCAAAATCATTAAACTGATTTTTAAGTCTCATCTCAGCTTGAGTCAATGCATGTTGCTGATTATATTCTTCAAATTGTTTTTTGGTATTTTTTAATTCTTGTTTAAGATTCTTTACATACTTTTTTAAATGCTTTCCTTCAATGTATGTATCATCACTTACATCAAAATAATCGTCATCCTCACTCAATTGCATCTTATTTGAATTATTTTGTTGAGACATATTCATCTGAACCATACGCTCTAATTCAAGAGATCTTTTTTCTGCAGCTTCTGCTCTCTCACGTAAAATGCGCATACTCGATTCTTTTTGAGAATCTTGAGGATTATTCGATTGTATTACAGGATCCTTTTCAACACTGCTTGGTTGTTCTGCAGGATATAAATGATCTACCGCGATATTTAAGTCGTCAAACATGCTTTCTACTCTTTATTGATCTTAATAACAGCATCTATTTTTTCGCCGTTTTCTTTCTTAATCCATTTGAGTAATTCGCCATTCTCCATCAAAATAACAAATTTTGCTAAATCTTCAGTTTCTTTATCGTTCATATACTTAATCTGATGCCGCAATATATGATGATATAATATAGCATCTGGAATAGACCATAAAAATTCAAGCTGTCCTGTTGCAGTCTTATATTTCCATACTGATTGTTTATACACAGGTGTGGGACATGATTTGCGTGCTAATAATATAACTTTAGGTTGTCTTAAAACACGATCGACACTCGTAAGCAATACAATATAAAAATCTTTACCTAAATATACATCAGTATTCTTAGTTTTACTTACTGTATCGTTGATGCGAGCAATAATATCAGGTTCCATTGCACGTCGATATTCGATAATATCATCTTCAAAGTCTAACTGTAAACTGTCATGTTCAAGAACCACTTGACCGGCTAATTTTTTTTGCTTCATTACTATTCCCAAAAAGACATTTGTTGCAGAGACATTATAAAACAATATATTGCAACAAAAATACGGAAATGTCTGTATTTTTCCCATGAATCAAATGTTGCAATAATAATAAAAAACATAAATCACCTCTTAAATCAATCATATCAAAACTATTTTTGTTTACATGTAGTGTAATATATGATATTATTTTTATAACTAAATACACAACGAGAATTTTTTAGGAGGTAACTACTATGTTCTCATAACCACATATCAATAACCACATATCACTTTTCCTTATTATTAATTTTTACTAAAACAGGATTCGCATGAATAAATTTTTATTTATTTCATTATCATTTCTAAGCACATCTTTATTTTCAATGGAACTAGCACGTGTTAGCTATGCTGATAATTCTAAGAAAATGTATATTGAACCGTTCTCAGTTAAGTCACCATCTAAACTCGGATCATTTGATCTTTATCATAGCAACAATGGTTTTTATATCCGCAAAGATGATCAGAAACATTCTATAAAAAAGTATTTCACGGATCCAATGTTACAGGGAATATCAAAAAGACAACTACAAGGCTTTCTTACGAATGGATATCTTTCTGTAAATCAAATGAATGATGGTGAATATTCTCTTAAAGCTAAAGGCCGTGTCGTTGGTGGTGGAGCAATTGGGGCTGCCATAGGAGCCTTTCTTGGCAAAGCTG